TCTTCGCATTGTGGTCGCCCCCTGCATTGGCGGACGGCGGATCGTGGACATGAAGCCCGTCGTCAAGGACCCGGAGATCCCCAACAAGGTGACCTACGCCTGGGCCGAGGGCGAGACCGACAAGCCTGGCAAGTATCTGTGCGAGGTGCGACTCACCCAAGCTGATTCCAAGGAGATGACCCTTCCCGGTGCAGGGTACGGCGAGATTGTCATCACTCCACGCCTCTAGTTCTTTTTTGGTGGTTATTCCACTTTACCTCTTTGTTAGGATTCGCAAATGACTGATACCCCGAAGGCCCTCGTCAGAAACCACTACTTTCTTGGCGTGGGAGAAATTGAGTACCGCGAGGACAAGGAAGCGCCGGTGAAGACCATGCTCGTGGACATGATCTTCACCTGGCCCACTCGTGATTTGCAGGTTCGGGCCATGGCCAAGATCCAGGAGAGCCTTCAGATGCGCTTCCACGCGAAATACTCCAAGTCTCATCCTGCACCTCCGGAGATCACCGATGTGGTGATTCTGAACATCGCTCACCTCGGGCATTTCACCTCCGAAGAGTTCCAGGACCAGAACACCCCGCCTACCAAGGCCTGAACCCTTCACCACACAACTTCAACGGATTGAGAGGATGTAGCTAAATACTACATCCTCTCTCCGTCTTTCCCTCTGGAGGAAACCCCTATGCAGATCATTACCAACCGAAGCGAGATTTCGCTCGAGATGGCCGTCTGGTTGATTCATGACAATTACGACTACATTGATGAGCCCAACTACATCTCGGCTACCGGGCTGATGAAGCCCATTCGACAGATCATCCTGCCTGGGCGGATTCCTGTGGAGGAGAGGGAGCCCCTCGATGTGGAGGACCTGATTTCCTCTGCGATGGGTGGCGCTCTCCATGATTCCATTGAGAAGTCCTGGCTCAATGGTCGGCACAAGCTGGCCCTGCGCAAACTCGGCTATCCCCAGCACATCATCGACCGGGTGCTGGTCAACCCCACCAAGGAGGAGCTCGAGGCCGCCAAGGACCCAATCACCATCTACCTGGAGCAGCGCAGCTTCCGCGAGATCGACGGCTACAAGATCGGTGGCAAGTTCGACATGGTGTGTGAAGGTCGGGTCACCGACACTAAGAGCACCAGCGTCTACAAATGGATCAAGGGTAGCGGCGATGACGACTACCGGCTCCAGATGAGCATCTACCGCTGGCTCAACCCGGACAAGATCACCGACGACTACGGGCGCATCAATTTCATCTTCACCGACTGGAGCAAGTTCGAGGCCAACACCAAGGACGGCTACCCGCCTCGTCGGATCATGCACCGAGACATTGAGCTGCTGTCCATCGAGGAGACCGAAGCCTGGATTCGGGACAAGCTCAAGCTCATCGAGAAGTACAAGGATGCTCCCGAGCACCTCATTCCAGAATGCACTCCAGAAGAGCTCTGGATGACCGCTCCCCTGTTCAAGTACTACGCAGACCCGGCAAAGGCTCATCAGCCTGGAGCCAGGTCGAGCAAGAACTTTGACCCGTCCAAGGATTTCAACGACGACCCCCTCGCTGCTATGAGGGCAGCCAATGCCCATCTCGCAGAGAAGGGCAAGGGGGTGATTGTAACTGTCCCTGGCAAACCCAAGCGGTGTGCCTATTGCCCTGCCTTCCCCATTTGCTCGCAAAAGGACAAGTATAATCATGATTGACCTGACCGGCGTGAAGCACCATCCGGCGATGGCCGAGATCGTCGAGGTGCTTTGCAATAAAACCCAAAATACGGATACGGGCTTCTTCCAGACGGAAGTGGCCTACTTCCTCGGCAAGATGGCTGCCTCGATGCGCGCCACGGTGGTCACCAAGGATCGCGGTGAGATCCCGGTGAACATCTACGCCCTGGCTCTGGCCACTTCGGGCTACGGCAAGGGGCATTCGGTCAACATCATGGAGACCGAGTTCCTGGGCGGGTTCAAGCGTCGCTTCCTCGAGGACGTGATGCCCACCATTGCCGATGCGCGTCTCCATGAGATCGCGGACCTGCGGGCGCTGCGACAGCAGCTCGATCACGACAAGGCCTACGAGCAGGTCTTGGGCGAGTACAAGAGGAAGGGGTCCTACCCCTTCACCTTCGACTCGGGCACGGCTCCGGCGGTAAAGCAGCTCCGGCAGAAGCTGCTCATGGCCAACTGCGGCTCCATCAACCTCCAAATTGACGAGATCGGGTCCAACCTTCTCGGCAATGTGGAGGTGCTCACCGTCTTCCTCGAGCTCTACGACCAGGGCCTGGTGAAGATGAAGCTCACCAAGAACACCTCGGACAACGAGCGTGACGAGGAACTCGACGGGAAGACCCCGGCCAACATGCTCCTCTTTGGCACGCCCGCAAAGCTGCTCGATGGCGGAGATACCGAAGAGGAGTTCTACTCCTTCCTGGAAACGGGTTATGCCCGTCGTTGCCTCTTCGGCTGGGGCCAGCAGCAGAAGAAGGCGCTACACCACCAGGATGCCGCCGAGATCTACAAGCGGCTGATCGCTCCGGGCAACAACACGGTGGTCGACAAGTGGGCGGCGAAATTCGCCAACCTGGCCGATGCGGCGAAGTTCGAGTGGAAGATGGAACTTCCCGACGACGTGGCCATTAAGCTCCTTGAGTACAAGATCGCCTGCGAGCTCGCTGCCGAGGAGCTTCCCGATCACGAGGAGATCCGTAAGGCCGAGTTGATGCACAGGTACTTCAAGGCCCTCAAGCTCGCCGGGGCTTACGCCTTCATCGACGAGAGCACCGAAGTGGAGATGGAGCATCTCCTTCAGGCGATCCTCCTGGTAGAGGAAAGCGGCAAGGCCTTCCAGTCGATCCTCACCCGTGAGAAGGCCTATATGAAGCTGGCTAACTACATCGCTTCGGTGGGTACCGAGGTCACCCACGCCGACCTGGTGGAGAGCCTGCCCTTCTACAAGAGCAGCACGACGGCACGAAACGAGATGATGACCCTGGCCACTGCCTGGGGCTACAAGCAGCACATCATCATCAAGAAGAGCTTCGTGGACGGGATCGAGTTCTTCAAGGGGGAGACCCTCCAGAAGACCGACCTCAACGAGCTCATCGTCAGCTACGGCAACCACTGGGCCTACAACTACCTCTCCGACAAGGCTCCCTTCGACAAGCTCCACCTGCTCACCCAGCAGAAGGATCTCCACTGGGCCAACCACCACTTCAAGGGTGGAGAAGACGGAAAGGGCCACCGCGCCGAGGAGGCCGTGATCCCCGGCTTCAACATGATCGTCCTCGACGTGGACGGCGGGACCCCGGTGGCCACGGCCCTGGATCTGCTCAAGGAGTACAAGCTCCTCATCTACACCACCAAGCGCCACACCGACGAGGAGAACCGCTTCCGGCTCATTCTGCCGATCAACTACCGGCTCGAGCTTGACGCGGAGGAGTACAAAGAGTTCATGCAGAACGTGCTGAACTGGCTCCCCTTCCAGGTGGACAGCGCCACGAACCAGAGAAGCAGGAAATGGGCTTCTCACGCCGGAGGGCAGTTCCGTTACAACATGGAAGGAGAGCTCTTGGACGTACTTCGGTTCATCCCCAAGACGGCAAAGAACGAGCAGTACCTTCAGGAATACAAGAAGATCGAGAACTTCTCGAACCTGGAGCGGTGGTTTGCCGAGAGGATCGCAGTGGGCAATCGGAACAATAATATGCTCCGTTTCGCCATGATCCTGGTGGACAGCGGAATGACTCTGCTGGACGTGACCAACGCGGTCTACGCCTTCAACGACAAGCTCCCCAACCCGCTCCGCAAGGACGAGATCAACTCGTCCATCCTCCGAACCGTTGCCAAGCGATACGCCAAGTCCGCTTGATATAAAGGATAAATACACATGCCCGAAGGAAAGATGATGACCTTGGACGAATTCCGAAATTTCGTCCGAGAGGAAGCAGATCGCTTCGTCCAGGAATGGGAAGCGAAAAGAAAGGAGAATCCCGAACACTATCCCGCTGTGATGACCGAGGCCCAGTGGTGGGAGCAGTGGTCTACCTGGGAAGGAATCGGAGGACTCTAACCAATGGCCGAAAATAAGAAAGTCGTTCTGATCGTTGGCAAGCCCAACACGGGCAAGTCGGCATCTCTGCGCAACCTTCCCCAGGAATCGATGGCGTACATCAATGCCGACCTCAAGGAGATCCCCTTCGCGCATCGCTTCGCGGCTGCGCCCGAGGTCACCGACGCCAAGGATGTGATCGACTACATCAAGCAGATCGAGGAGGCCCCGCAGCTCACCGGCGGGGTGCTGGACACCATCACCTTCCTCATGCAGATGTACGAGCGTCAGTATGTCGCACCCAAGGCCGGAACCAAGCAGGGCCAGGCTGCCTGGGGCGACTACGGCAACTTCTACCGGGAAGTGGTTCACGCCATCAAAGGCGGTTCCAAGAACTACGCCGTCCTCGCTCACGAGGACTCGTTCCTCAACGAGCAGACCCTGATGATGGAAGCCAGGGTGCCCGTCAAGGGAGCTGTGGGCAAGGTCGGCGTGGAGGCCGACTTCACCACCGTTCTCCATTCAATGCAGGTTCCCATTTCCCGCCTGGCGGGATATGAGAATGACCTGCTCACCATCACCCCGGAAGAGGAGGAAGACGGCGTGAAGTACGTCTTCGTCACCCGCGTCACCAAGGAGTTTACCGGCTACAAGATGCGAGCTCCGATGGGCCTGTGGAAGCGCAACGAGCTCTTCATCGACAACGACCTCAATCTAGTCTTCAACCGGCTGAAGGAATATTACGGTAAGTAAGCATTCCTTCAGCCCTTTTCTCGGGTCCAATACCCTGTAACAAAGAAAGAGAGATACGTTCAAATGAGCATTTTCA